CGTTAAGGGCCAAGCTGGTTACTCCACTGGCGGAGAAATTCCTTCACGCAGCACGTCCGGCTCACCCGCCACCACCATTGTGGACACAGCAAAGTACGACAACGCACCGGCCGAAACAAAAGGCGTGCGCAACGGCAATGCTGGCGGCTTTAAAAAAGGCGGTGCCACAAAAAAGCACTTCGCCACGGGGGGCAGTGTTAACAGCACAGGCTCTGCCGTGGCAATGCCACAAGGTCGTAAACCGATCCCCAAACCTGTAGCCATCAATGAACTTGCTGGGGCCTACAAAAAGGGGGGAAAGGTTGCTCCCGGTAACCGCGCACTGCAAGCAGTCTTCGATAAAGAGAATGCTCCGGCCATGAGTGCGGCAAAAGCTATGAGCAATGAAAAGTACGGCCCAGCCAGTACGATGAAGCTCAAGCGAGGCGGCAAAGCCTGTTGAAAACAAGTGGGGGCTTCGGCCCCTGCTTTTAATTGGAGAGAAATATGAGTAATGGAATTGTTGCTTCAGTTACACGTGCTGGCGCATTTGAGCCGTTTGAATTGCAAGTTTCCCGTGGTCAAATCATGGGCCACAGCCCCACAAATATTTTTGCTTACGGAACTACGCCTGCCACAGCGGGAGCATTTAGAACCGTATGGGAAAACATGGCAACAACCGACTATGTATTTCCTACGTCTGCATCCACAATGAATTTGGTAAGCACTGTGGCAGGAGATACCGCCACTATCACAATTACTGGATTGGATGATAGTTACAATTTAATTTCTGAAAATTTAGTTTTAAATGGAACAACCAATGTTCCAACGACTAAATCATATTTTCGCATCAATAACATATCAGTGTCGGCTGGTTCAGCAACAAACCCGACAGGTGTAATTACATTGTCGGTAAGTTCAACTGTTTACGCGCAAATCAACACACAAGTTGTTAATGGCGTGACCAGTAGTATTGGCACATCACAAATGGCTGTGTATACCGTTCCTAATGGCTATACATTTTATGGTTACAGGTACGGTGCATATTCATCTTTTAACGGCAACAGCGTAAACTACACAACCTACAGAGCATTGAACAATTCCTCTGCGGGCGTGCAAAGAGTCATTGTTCAAACGCCGTTTAATACAACATACGAAGTGCAACGACACTACCCATTCCCGTATCTTTCTGGATCGGATTTGAGATTTCAAATAGCAAGCAGTGCCGCAACAGCCGCAGTGGTAAGCATCAACATTGGCGGTGTCTTGATAGAAAACAACAACAATGTCACTGGCTCTGGTACTTAATCATGCCAAGCAAATCACCTTCCCAACACAATTTGATGGAGGCGGTTGCGCATAACCCCGCCTTCGCCAAGAAGGTCGGCATTCCTCAAAAGGTTGGCAAAGAGTTTGCCAAGGCTGATGAGGGAAAGAAATTCAAAGGGGGCGGACTCTATGAAAACATCAATGCAAAGCGCGAAAGAATCTCTGAAGGCTCTGGTGAGCGCATGCGCAAGCCGGGCAGCAAAGGTGCTCCAACGGCTGAAGCTTTTCGTGAGTCGGCCAAAACAGCCAAAATGAAAGAAGGCGGCCCAAGCTTGGCCGTAGGCAGAGGCGAAAAACTTTCAGTTTCTCGAGGTGCTGGTCTTACTCAAAAAGGTCGCGACAAGTACAATCGAGAGATGGGATCACACTTAAAAGCACCCCAACCACAGGGCGGTCCCCGCAAGGACTCATTCTGTGCTCGGATGTCCGGTGTGGTCGAACATTCAAAAGGGGACGCACCACGCGCTAAAGCATCGCTGAAGCGGTGGAATTGCCCCGGTTGGTAAGGGAGCAACGATGGCTTATTCGGGCACAGTAGGTACGACCGTTGTAACGGTTCAGACGTTAATTGACCACGGTGCTCGTCGCTGCGGTAAGTTGGCCGAAGAGCTGACCTCTGAGCAGGTCCTGAGCGCCCGCGAGTCGCTGTTTTTTCTGTTGTCCAACCTAATTAACATTGGCATTCAATACTGGGCCATCAGCAAAAAGGTGTATGGCCTTCAACCCGACAGTTTTGTTTATAAACTGCCGATTGGCGGCAATGATGTGTTGCAAGCGCTGTACCGCCGCATTGCCCGTCCCACACCCAACACGACCGGAGGTTATGCCTCAAGTGCTGGCGGGATTGTGGAAAATGCGTTTGACGGCAATACCAACACTGCCTGCACGCAAAATGCTGCCAACGGCAACATTTCGGTTGATTACGGCACAAACAATCCTGTTTATGTTGGATCAATAGGCGTTTTGCCGGACGTTTCTGGTTCTTTTAATGTGGTGTATGAGTATTCGGTTGACGGAATTACTTGGAATACGCTTTTGGCCCCCGGAGTCCAGCTTTGGGTCAACAATGAATGGATTTGGACCGACATTGAGGCCGGTCAAACCGCTCAGTATTACCGCATTCGCGAGACTGGCGGCAATACATTGAGTTTGCGCGAGCTGTATTTCGGCAATAACTCGACCGAAATTACCATGGCTCGACTGAACCGTGATGATTACACCAATCTTCCAAACAAAAACTTTACTGCAAATCAGCCATTTCAGTATTGGTTTAACCGGACCATCCCACAGTCGGAAATCTACCTCTGGCCAGTGCCTTCGGACCCTTTTGTGCAAATGACCGTTTGGTATTCGCGTCAGATTATGGACGTGGGTGACTTGTATGGCGAGTTGGAAGTTCCGCAGCGCTGGTACGAGGCTGTTGTCATGATGTTAGCTCACCGGATGAGCTTGGAGTTGCCCGGCGTTGACATGGCCCGCACGCAATATCTTGAGGGGCAAGCCGAAAAGTACCTCAGCATGGCTGAAGAGGAAGAGCGCGACAAATCACCCATCTACTTTGCGCCAAATATCAGTGTTTACACGAGGTGATCCATGGCCATTTTTCTGGACACCTTAGGTAACTCAGACATCGCAATTGCGGTGTGCGACCGCTGCAAGATGAAAAGGGCGCATTCGGTTATGCGCAACGATCCAAATTTCCCCGGATTACGAGTTTGTAATGAAGGCTGCGCGGATCAATTTGACCCGTACCGCTTACCGGCGCGCAAAACCGAAAGGATAACGATTCGGTTTCCACGTCCTGATGTAAGTGTGGCCGTCAACCCCAACAATTTGACTGCGTCTGGCTCATACGACGGGTATGTGCTTTCGCCTCAGCAAAACATTGAGAATCCCGAAAATAACGGAAATCTTGATGGATTAGAAGTTCAGCCGGAGTGATATGTCCAATGTAACGATCACTCAGCTACCGCCAGCAGGCCCGATTACCGGGCTTGAGTCGGTGCCTATTGTCCAAAATGGGCAGACAGTCAAAACCACCACGGGTGCAATTGCTGCATCACCGAGTCAGACTTACGAGTATCTGACGGTAATTCAGACACCTCAATTACCAAACAGCCGTTATGTTGGGGCAACAAACGGTTTGGCCTTAACCGACGGCGGTGCTCAGGGCGTGTTCAATATAACGACGACAGGCGCTCTTTTGTCGTTGGTGAACTCTGGTACTGGGTTTCAGGTAAAAACGTCTTCTACGGCCATTTCCGGCCGTTCTATAGTCATTGACGCAACCTCCACATCTGGGCTGTCAATCACCAACGGTGACGGCGTGGCCGGGAATCCTGCAATTGCTTTGGCTGGGCAAGTTTTAAATTTGTCCAACTTGAGCGCAAATGGTCTGATGGTCATCAAGACCTCCGGCGCAATTTCTTCGACTTCAATTTTGAATGTTGCGGACCAGACGGCGGTCACCAATGCCGACGGTACGTCTGGCAACCCAACGATTGGGTTGGCCAACAACCCGATCCTTCCGGGTACTGGCGGGGTGACTATCCCAAAAGGAACGGCTGCCCAGCAACCTGCTGGAATAGATGGCCAACTGCGGTTCAACACCACCACATCGACCTTTGACGGGTATTCTTCTGGCTCTTGGAAGCAGTTCTCGACTGCCGGAGGTGTGACGACCTTTTCTGGCGGCTCTACGGGGCTTTTGCCGTCCACCCCTACCTCGGGTGCGGTAACCCTGACTGGGACGCTTGCGGCGGGTTATGGTGGCACTGGCGCAACCAGTTTGACGGGTTATGTGTTCGGAAACGGCACAGGAGTCATGACGGCCTCGCTCACAGTTCCAACTACGGACCTGTCTGGCACGGTCAGCAACGCCCAATTGGCCAACAGCGCAATCACGATAAACGGCTCACCGGTGAGCTTGGGTGGCTCGATTACGGTCACAGCCACGGCCTCCAATGCCTTGACCATAGGCACTGGCCTGACGGGCACGAGCTACAACGGCTCTGCCCCCGTCACCATCACCATTGATTCGACTGTTGCAACCCTTGATGGGGTTCAGACATTGACCAACAAGACGATGTCAGGGGCCAACAACACCTTCAGCAACATTGGAAATGGCAGTCTGACCAACTCGTCTGTGACCTTCAATGGCCAGACAGTGGCCCTTGGATCGTCCGGCACGATCACCGCCAGCACCACAAATGCTCTGACCATTGGCACGGGCTTGAGTGGAACCAGTTTCAATGGTGGGACGGCGGTCACGATTGCGATTGACAGCACCGTGGCAACTTTGACTGGGATTCAGACTTTCACCAACAAGTCGATCAGTGGGTCAACCAATACCCTGACCAACGTCCCCAACTCGGCGCTGACCAACTCGTCATTGACCATTGGATCGACATCGATCAGCTTGGGCGGGACGGCCACCACGCTGGCTGGCCTGACATCTATCACCCTGACGCAAGATCCGGTATCGGACTTGCAGGTGGCGACCAAGCAGTATGTGGACTCAATTGCTTCGGGGTTGAACTACCACCAGCCAGTCAACTACGCATCTGTTGCCGCCTTGCCGTCCTATATCTACAACAATGGCGTATCAGGCGTTGGAGCCACCATCACGGCAGTGGCATTTGGTGCTCTTTCATTTGGCGGGGGTTCTCCCACTGCCGGACAGCGTTTGCTGGTAAAGGATGAAGCTGGCGCAAATCAGCCCTACAACGGCATTTACACGGTCACCCAAGCGGGTAGCGCAGGTACTCCATTCATTCTGACCCGCGCCACCGACTATGACACCAGTGGCGCTGGAACCAACGAGATCGATGCTGGCGACTATGTTTTGGTCTTGTCTGGAACCAACGCATCAACCGCTTGGGTTCAGCAGACCGCACTGCCGATTGTTGTTGGCACGACTGCACTGGTTTTCCTTCAGTTCAATGCGCCGATCACCTACACCGCAGGCACTGGCCTGAACCTGTCCCCGGCAACGACATTCAACATCTCCAACACCGGGGTGACTGCGGCGGCTTATGGCTCGGCTTCATCGGTGGGGACTTTTACGGTCAACGCCCAAGGCCAACTGACTTTGGCATCCAGCACCGCAATCGCAATCAACGGCAACCAGATC